CGTATACCTAAGGTACGGTACACGGCAATAACAACAGAAGCAAACAGGATCGTCTGAAGAGGGAACGTAAATGCATTCCCCATGGACGACACCATCTGTAACGGAAGCAAGCTACCATCAGGTAGCTTAACCAACGGTGACCTTGTCTCGTTTAACCAAGACAAGACCTCCTTCGGCATGAGAAGTCGAAGAAGACCATTGGAGATTGAATCAGAGGCGCTTGATAAATCAATGGTGCCAAAGGCACCAGTCTCGGATCCAATCTTGGCTAGCATGCGGTTCTTGTCAGGCTGAGTTGTCAGGTCAATACCAAACCTGTCCCTCAGACGAGATTCGAACACTGCAGCTATTCCCTTCTGAAAAAGCATATTCAGAAGAGGCTCCGTACAAATAGTCCTAGAAATGTCCGCAGTCTTCGGGACAAATGAAAGACTATTACCTTGCACGTGCTTAAAGTCCCCGTAATGGAGCACCCGTTGTTCTTCGGTGTCTTTCCAAAGGGCGTACTTAGCAGTCATACGCTGATAAAGCGTATAAAGAGATCGTGAAGTTCCCGTCATTGGAGATGCTCCTATCTTATGATAGAAGCTATCCCCAGTGGTTCCGACCGAAGCACCTGGTCCAACGGCGATGTTCTCTGATATAGATTCTACATCAAGGATACATCTATCGTTCTCCAGATAAAAGAAGGAGTAAAACACCTCCTGTAACTCACCTAGAGCAATTTCCTCTACATCGGTGATGTTGGTTCGATCGTAGTTTACGAATCCAGCACAACGTGCATTAGACTCGAGGAACTTCTGCAGCGCCAAACTATCGGCTTTACTCGATTTAGTACCTTCGAACTTCTTAAGAAGCGAAGAACGAAGAGCGAGTGCTGCAACTTCTCTGGTCGTTATTCCCGGCCAAGGCTCTATCTTTTGATTTGAATCAAAGAGGACAGAGCCTGGAACGGAAGGTAACTCTCCAGATAGATCTGTTGCAAGATGAAGAAAAAGAGCGTGAGAGCAAGGGCCCATCTACGTATTCTCCTGCGAATGTAACGTTTACGCTCTGGTGAATTCCAGCGCGTGTAGTAACGTGTGCGACTTAAAAATAATCCCAGTAACACTCGAATCTCCTGCACCAGCACTTTGCTGAGCTATTGATCCGAAATGCATACTGAGGGCCGCACGAACATTCGCCGCGTCGTATGTATCGGCTCCAGCCGGCACCTCGATGGTCGTTGTAACGAGCATCGTGGTATAAGGCTGTCCACTGGCAGGGGTAACACCCTTGCGAGTGATAAACTTATACACATTACGCGGTACCGATGTGATTAGACCCGTGCTTGGATTCGGCTGGCCAAGGGCTTTAAAGGCCTTAGGTTTGACGAAGTTACAAGTGAACGGATTTG